CGGGGCAGTTGCTACCAAGCAAAAGCTCTGGAACAAGTTTCAGTGGACTAATGTCTCTTCTCGTATCACAGACATGTATCCGTTTGACGCATATTTTTGTGCGTCAGCTGGACATGTATGTGATTCGTATAATGGTTTTAAAACCATTACCGATACAGACCTACCGGCAAGAGTTCTACTCGTGCCGAAGGACTCACGCGGCCCTCGCCTTATCTCTTGTGAACCCGTTGATTTTCAATGGATCCAGCAGGGTATTAGGTCGGAGCTTTACCGTCTAGTGGAGTCACATCCCCTTACCAAAGGGTTTGTAAACTTCACTAATCAAGATGTGAACCGCTCTTTAGCCCTTCAAGGGTCCAAAGATGGGTTCTGGGCGACGCTTGACCTCAAAGAGGCCAGCGATCGCGTACATCTTGAATTGGTTCGCCTGTTGTTTCCGGCTCACGTCTTTGACGCGCTGGAAGCATGCAGAAGTTCTTCCACGGTATTGCCCGATGGAACAGAATTAAAACTCAGGAAATTTGCTCCAATGGGATCAGCTTTATGCTTTCCCGTCTTGGCGCTCATTACCTGGGCTCTGTCCCGTTGTTCAATCCTCGACACTGCCGTCTGTAAAGACGTCTACGTGTACGGTGATGATGTCATATTAGCTAGCAGCAATGCTAGCCGCGTTATGACACAGCTCTCTCGGTTTGGTCTGAAGATCAATACCGATAAGTGCTGCGTTCAAGGATTCTTCAAAGAATCCTGTGGCATGGATGCCTTCCAAGGCGTCTGTGTTACCCCGGTTCGTTTAAGAACCGTCTGGACTAACATCCCAAGCCCCGGAGTTTATTCGTCTTGGATTAGCTATGCTAATTCCTATTACGATAAACAACGGTTCTTCGCTAGCAGTCTGATTACTCAGATGCTTGAGTCCGTTTACGGACCCATTCCGAGTGATGATACAAACGTATCCGCACCCTGTTTGCGATTAACCCATCATGACTATCCCGTAAAACTTAGACGATGGAATAAGAGCCTGCAAAGGTTCCAATTCAAAGTCCGAGTTTTGCGAGTGAAGTCTATCGCTCGTCCGACACGTGGTTGGATTCGCTTACTCAGGTATTTCACCGAGTACGCTTCTTCCTCCATTCGTCGTTCGTTTAGCATCCTTAACCCTCTCTCTCTTAATCGAGAGATTGGTGATTCTTACGAATCGCCGGGTTTTGATTCCGG